TAATTCACCAAGAAGAAGCGTAATGGTAGAAAACATAAGAATTATCACACCCCACAGAGTTTCTTCTGTGTTTGCTGAGGTCATTATTACAACCAAAGCAAAAGACATGATAATGAAGGACATTGTGTTGTAAAACTTTCTCATAAGTTATTCTCCAATTCTGATACAACTTACTTTAAGAGCAAGGGCTAATTTGTCAGGAGAGAGTCCGTTCTTAAGCTCATCCTGAGTAACCGTAATCCATGTTTCATCAATGGACTCAGCACCGTCATACTCATGGATAGAGTATTCACAACCGTCAGGTATTTCTACTACTTCTAATCTTGAATACAGGCCCGAAGCTTTCTCAAGACCAAACTCTTCAGCTTTCTTGATAAGCTCCTGGTCATCCCGGTCTACCTCCCAGGCATAGAGTTCACCAATAAGGTTTTGAAATTCTTTACTAAAGCCAAATCCGCCAAAACAAGTGTTAATAAGTACTTTCATAATTATAGGGTTTAAGTGTTAAAATTTAGTTTAGCAATTGGAGCAGGACTTGAACCCACCCAAACACTTTGCCGGCGCCGTATAACCACCGGTGTGTTTGTCACCTGACCATATACAGGTATAAGCCCGTATGTGGTCTAATCCAATTTATCCCTCTGCACTCAGTTGTAATAAGGCTGTCATCCTTAAACTATTCCTGCCTTTTATTGGTTGACTTTACAGGTGTCATTACAACTGCTCACCCTTGGGAGCTGATTAACATATAACAAGAACTGTCCTATTACTAGGATTGGGTTCAAGTAACGATATCTCACTGTTCGTGTTAATCAGGTGGTTTCACATGATAACCCCCAGAAAGGTCAAAGACGGGATTACTGATAAAAGTCAATCTAGACCCTAAACTTCAGTAACTAATAGTTTACAGTTATCTCTCTGCACTCAGTTGTAGTAGGTGGTTCTACGTTAAATCCCCTATTTAACTCCAGATAAGGAGCCCACTATAACTGTTCACCTTTACGGGTTAGTGCATTGAGAGAAAGGGGATTTTCACCCCTTTAGTTCTATCTATTTGAACTAACTTGATAACCCTTTTCATTACTTTCAAAGACTTTTTGTTGTGCCTTTATTGAAAGATAATCTTCATAAGTTACCAAATCTTTCCAGTTTTGCTCATAATCTAACCTTTGAGCTTGTTCTGGATTTAAAACAATTACTTTTGACTTAGACATAAAACAATTGGGTTTAGTTAAAGTTTGCAGTTAAGATTATATATAAAAAAGAAATGAGAACGAGGTGCTAAAACCGTATGTAAATAGCATTGACTCGCTCTCATTCTTTGTCATATGTGGGTGATGGGGGCTCAGCCTATACACTCACACCATCATTGCATTGCTAACTCATTAATAATTCGCTCGCTCAATTGCATTTGATGTAAGTGAGAAAAAAAAGCCCGCGAATGCGGGCTCTTAGTTCAGTACAACCGATAATTCAATACACCTTCAGGGACTGTGATTTTCCTACCAGCAATTTCATATTGCTCGGTTTTTCTCGCTTTAACGACCCACAACTCCCCGACTTCCATAGACTCATCGGCACCCCTACCCAAGCTTACTTTGAGGGTTTTGTTTCCGATAGTAACTTCGCGCAATCTACTGTCAGGGCGCTCACCCCGAACAGTTCTAATCTCTACTTCAGGAAGTATAAGTTCTTCCTTTTTGTAGTTAGATAAATTCTCATCGCGAGATGCCTCAACACGAGCAATAATCTTTAATGCTTTGTCAAGGTCTTTCTGAGCTAAATTTGCCATAATTGATAATTTGGTTTTAGTTGAACATTATTTAAACTCAGGCATCGGTAGGGTGGCTGGGGTGGGTAGCCTCCTCACATTCACCACAGAAAAAAATTTATTTTTTCTAAATCTGTTATAGTGTAATTACAATGTAATTACTTGTACAATATCTTGTACAACATCAACCCCCTACCCCCAATCTTGGGGGAGCCTTCGGCATAGCCGAGGCTTTCCAGCAGTAAATCTGCTATCCGCAGATGTGCTGGATAGAGAGATAAGAGTGCAACTAGTTGAAATACTTGATTGTCAGAGAGATAAGTGTTTTTGAAGTATATCCCCCATATACTTCAAGTATATCCCCGATATACTCTGAGTATATCCCCCATATACTTTCTCCAAAACAGGGTCAAAAAACCAATGCATATTTTAAATTGTAAATCCAAGCATTGTGGATAAAATGTGGATAACTTTTGGAATGATAATTCAATTAAGACTCCAGTGTAATTAATATCACTCGCTTAGTCTACAGGGTAAGTAATCCCAAGCATGACTTGACTCATAAGTAGCTTTAATATACTTTTGTGTCGTTAGTATATTTAAATGAACCGAAAGAGAAGGATATTCTTTGAGACACAGGAAGTGGTTCAAAGAACCAAAAGAGGGTATGTAGATTTGGAAATGGATTACTTCCAGTTCTATAGTGCAGCCTTCAGCCATGTGGCTTCTTTATCATCGTCCTGTTCCAAGGATTTTATCCTTTGGGTTATGGGTAAGGTAAATGAGGATAATAGTTTTATTTATTCTCAGCAGATGTTCAAGGAGTTTAATCAGGACTTGGCCAAGATTCAAAAACAGAGTATGGAAAAGAATGAAGAGTACCCGCGACCCGATATGATAGGCATGATGCTTATACTTAGCGTCGTGATTTGTTATGCTATTTTAAAACTAATTGAAAACATCCTATGGTAAGTGTTATTAAAATGAAAGTGTTGAGGAAACATAAAAGTTCCGGAGCAACACGATTTAAACTGAATCCCGAAGATGTAAAGAGTCTTGTGAGGGAAAGGGAAGTCAACTCTTTTCTTCAAATGATTCAGTACCCGCATATATCGTTTTTTATAGATTCGCAAGTGGGTGTAGGAAATGTCGCAATAGACTGTGTAACTTTGAAATAAATTTTATATATGAAAGAGTTTCTTGCAAACATGTTCTTTTGTTCAAACCAGATTAAACTCTGGCATTTGCAGACAACAAGCTATGCTGCCCATCAGGCTCTGGGAGAGTTGTACGATTTTAGTACAGACTTTACAGATGGCTTTGCCGAGACCTATATGATGAGCGGACCAAAGCTTAAGGCTCCTGTAATTACCAAGAAGTTTGAAGATTTTGCAGACAGTCAGCAGGTGATTAAGTACATTGATATGGTCGACGGTTATGTAGGCGTTCTGAAAAAGGAACTGGTTGGCCGTACAGACTTGGTTAATATGCTTGACGAGTTTCGTGCAAAGCTGAACAAGACCAAGTATTTACTTACGCTATCCTAATTTATGCCAGTAACCTTTGATGAGGGAGCACATCGTTATACGTCCAATTCAGGAGAAGTATACGTATCAGTTACAACACTAATTAAGAAGTTCACACCTCCATTTGACTCAGACTACTGGTCTGCGTACAAAGCACTCAAAGCCGTTCTCTCTAAAACAGGAGAATGGGATTCCTATAAAAAGAAGGCGGGTGGCTGGGAGAATGTTGTTGTTTATGCCCGTTCAATAGATAAAGAGTTTAAGTATCGTAAAGAAGTAATTGAGGAAAAGAAAAGGATTCTTTCCGAGTGGGAACAAACCAAAGAGATTGCCCTTGTAAAGGGTACGGAGTACCACAAGATGAAAGAAAAGAGAGTAAAGGAGAATGTAGTCTACGGACCTGATATGAAAGAGATTTCTGTCCTGTCGGGCGTAGACCTCCTTTCCGCTCAGGATTTCAAAGCCGATGGGTTATATCCTGAATTGATTCTTTACAATGATGATTGGAGACTTGCCGGTCAGGCAGACTGGGTTATGAAAAACGGAAACACAGTTCATATTAAGGATTATAAAACCAGTAAGGAGATTTCCGAGACAGCGTTCCAAGACCAGTGTCTTCTACCCCCTCTGTCGCATCTGCCTAATTGTAATTACTACACTTATTCTCTGCAGTTGTCTCTATATGCGCTGATGCTTGAAGAACATGGATTTACCATTGGGAATCTTGCAATAGAACATGTGAACAAGGAAACTTTTGATACTATTCAAATGTATCCTGTTAAGTATATGCGTAAAGAGGCGAAAGATGTAATTAAACACCATTTGAAAAATGCTAAAGTTCTCAATAGAAAAGCATAAAGTAACAGTAGACCCAATATCCCTTACACTTGAACCGTTAAGGGATATTTGGTTATCTGACAAATCCAAGACTAAGGACGAAGCCGTTAAACTTCTGACTTATATCCACATCTGTTCTCAGGTAGACCAGAACGCACCCTTTGCAAAGGTTGACCCCACAGAGGTGAGTACCCTTGCCCGTAGGGAAATCTACGGTTCTTATGAGCATCAGTTCAAGGGAAAGTTCAATGAGGTGTATGTTGAGGAAACTATTTTAAAATATCAAATGGCTTACGATACACCTGAACAAGCATCGGTAAGGGCTTTTGATAAAAAGATTTATGAGATGAATCGGTTGATTGATAATACCCGTATTGAGATTGAGAAGGTGGCTGTTCGTGGAGGGGTGGATTATGTTTCCAATTTTCCCATTCTCAATAAGATGATGCAGGACATGACTAAGATTAATGCTGCCCGCGAAGCATTGAAAAATGCAATTATGAAGCAATCTGGTCAGAACAATGTTCGTGGACAGAAGCAGGTCTCTTTCCTGGAGAAGCGTCGTGCTGAAATGAATAAGGCCAATAATCTTATAAAGGAACTTGAGACAAAAGAAAAGATAGAAAGTGAAGACGAGGAAAACTTCTGATAGAAAACTCTCTCATGTAGAGATATACAATCAACCAGATTGTATCCTTCCAAAGTCTTTCTTTGAAGGCAGATTCGTACCCAATCTGAATCAGGAGTCGTTGGATTATATCCAGTGGTGGGAAGAGCAGGAACGCCGTTGTAAAGAAGGATGGTCTGATGGAGGTTACCACATGAGTGGATTGAACTACTACCATCTGAACTTTAAAAAAATCAACATGATTGACATCAAGACAAATGCTGTCATTGTTGAACATCCTTATTTCTCATTTGAAGACCAACAATTATTTTCAGATATAGACCAAGCCCGCAAGAACAACAATGAAGGAATCATGTTGATTACAGGTCGGGGATTTGGTAAGTCCTTTAGCGTAGCTTCTGTTGTAGAGTATGAGTTTACATTCGCCGATGTAAGCGAATGTATTGTCAGTTCTTCAATAGAAAGATATGCTTCCCTACTCTGGGAAAAAGTTGAGATGGGGTTAAACTCCCAACCACAGGAGTTCCGGCGTTCCCTGCTAAAGGACACGAGTACGCTCAAGCAGTCAGGCTACACCATACGCGATGAGGGGACGAATCAGTTTGTCAAAGTTGACAGCAACTCATTTATCCGAAAAGTTATCTATGATTCGGATGCCGGTAAGACGAGGGGTACGCGTCCGAACATACACATCTTTGAGGAGGTGGGTTCATGGACGGGCGCAGCCTCGTTGATTGAATGTTTTAAAAAGACAGAACCTTCCTGGTGGCGCGGTTCCATTAAGATGACTTTCCCAATCTTTATTGGAACAGGTGGTGAGATGGACTCTGGCGGTTCTATAGATGCAAAGATGATTTTTAACAATCCTGTTGAATACGGTTTAAAAGCTTATGAATATGAAGAGCGCAAAATTGGTAAGTTTTATCCAGCATATGCGAAATTTACTGGATACTATGAAAAGTCAGGGGCTTCTGATAAAGAAGGCGCAAAAGCCTTTCTCGATGCCAGAAGAGAAAAAAAGAAAGCGAACCCCGAACTCTACAGGCAAGAGTCCTCGGAGTTCCCGTACAACCCGGACGAAGCGTTCCAAGTCTCGGGGCACGGAGTCTTCCCAGTAGACATCCTTGAGAAACGCTACGCAGATATTGAAAGAAGTCCTGCCATCAAGAATATGGTGCAGCGTGGGAATCTTGAATGGGAGAGAGATGGTAGCAAAATCATAGGTGTGAGATGGGAAGTTAATCCTGAAGGTGCGTTTGAAATACTTGAACATCCCGCTTGGACAAAGTCCGGATGGAGTCATGGAAAGATAGCAAACCTGTATGTTTCAGGTTGTGACTCCTTTGATGCCGTTGCCGAGGATGACAGAAAGATAAGTGAGACAGAGCGAAAAGGCAAAAAGTCAAGAGGCTCTAACTTTATCTACAAACGATTCTTTAATGCAAGTGAAACATCAAGAGTCTTTGTTGCTAAAATTACACAGCGTACGGATGATGCTACGGAGTTCTACTGGAATACTGTAAAACTCAATATGTATTATAATTCTAAGATACTGGTTGAGTATACCAAGACAGGTATTCTTCAGCATTATATTACTAATGGATTTGAGTACATGTTGCATCGTCGGCCAAGACTGGATTCTACCGTAGTTAAGGAAAGTCTGACAACTAACAGGTATGGACTATCCATGCCAGTAGAAATCAAGAGACATGTTATTGCGAGATTAGTTGCTTATGTAAGAACAGACTCAGACCAGATATTCTTTACAAGTCTTATCAGGGACATGCTTGGATTTACATTTGAAGGACGAGATAAAAATCAATATGATGAAACAATGGCGGCCGCAATTACGATTATAGCAGATGATGATATGTTTAAGATTGCAGCAAAGTCAGCACAAGCGAGTTCTTTTCATTTTCCTAAATTTGTACGAGATTCGCGAGGGAATCTTGTTTTTAATTAAAAATCATTTACATTTGCCTAACTTCGAGATATAATTATGGTTTTTACTCAACCCATTGCGTCTGGAAAATCTTTCTCTTATGGTTTCAAACCTAAGCAGAATATTCCTGAATCGCAGAAAAATGCGGAGTGGGCTTCAGAAAATGTAGACTGGTGCATTTCTATGTCACCGCTATGGTGGCGTACGAAATCAGACGAATTCTATAATCTATACAATGGTGTAAGGTCAGAGGAGCAGTTTGAACATTTGACAAAAACTTATGGCATTGAATTTCCTGCGGGAAAGATTAAACACATTCCTCTTGTACGCCCGCTTATTAATCGCATTCTATCCGAAGCGGAGGAAAGACAATTTGAATTCTCGGCTCATGCAGAAGATGCGGAGTCAACAGAATCAAAAATTCAAAGTGTTTCTTCTCAACTTCTAAATGAAATTATACAGCTTGTCAAATCCGACCAGGATATTGATAAAGCAATGGAGAAACTTGAGCGTTACTATCGCGAAGAGTATAAGAGCGAAACTGAAATAGGCGTACAGCATTTTATCAACCAATACATGCTTAAGCATCGTTTGGATAGAAAGTTTGCAGAAAACTTTTTGGATAAGATGATTACCGGCAAAGAGTTCTATCGTGTACATGTAAATAGAATCGGAGAAGACCCGCAATACGAAGTAATTAAAGGTGATGAACTTTTCTACGCCGACAATGCTGTAAAGTGGGTTAACGAATGTGACTGGGCTGTTCGGGTTAAACTACTTACCCCTACTGAAATTATTGACACCTTTGGTGAAAGGATGACTCAAGAGGATATTAAGAAAGTAGAGAGCTGGCTGAACATGTACCATAAAGATGCTTTCTACAGGCTGAACAATCCTTCGGAAGCCGACCAGGTTATTAACGATGGTTCTAAGACTTTTGTAAACTCTGCAGTTAACCACAAACTGGCGGTTTATTATGTTGAGTGGAAGTCTATACGGAAAATCAACTACATTAAAAATGAAAATAAATATGCAGAAGACGCTCCGTTCATTAAAATTCTCAGCAATGAGGCTATTCGTGAATTGCCAAACGCTCGTAAAAAGAATGTACAAGTAGGTTATATTCAAGACCTTTGGTCTGGTGTACGGATTGCAGATGATATTTATGTAGACCTGGGCAAGGTTAAACACCCTGTAAGGTCTATGTCAGAGCCGAGTAAGGTTTATCTGTCATTTAACGGTCTTACTTATAACAGTAAGATAAAGCCATATTCTCTGATTGGAGAAACTAAAGACCTTCAGGATTTATATGATGTATTGCATTTCCATAAGGAGAACCTTATTGCCCTGTCTGGAGTAAGAGGTTCATATATGGATTTGTCGCAACTGCCTGATTTTAAGACAGGTAACGCTGCGGATAACATCAAAATGTTTATGTACTACAAGAAATTGGGTACAGCATTTATTGACAGGTCTAAAGAAGGTGCTGACCGTACCTTTAACCAGTTACATATTGAGGATGTGGCCGGTAGAGTTGTAGGTGTTAACCGCCAGCAGCTTGGAGCTACCCAATACTTTGATGGAAAGGCCACTATGCAGCAAGCCATCCAAAATTCATCTATGGTAACAGAGTATTTGTTCAATGAACACGATGAGTTTATTGAGCGTGCTCTTACAGACTTGGCAAATGCCGCACGAGTATCGTATAAGTATGGAGTTGTTGGTCATTATACTGATTCAAAACGCCAACAGCAGATATTCCGTTTAGATGACGCCAATTTCCCCTTTGCCGACTGGGGAGTCCACATTACTAACAAGAGTGCCGACAAGCGTTCTGTTATGGAACTAAAAGCTATGTCTGCAGAGTTAATTAAGCAAGGTATGTTGCAGATTGAAGATGCTCTTCCTCTGTTTAAGAAGACAGGTCTTGCTGAGATTGTTCGTGATATTGAGGTATCTGTGGCCAAGCGTCGTGCTGAGATGGAAGAACAACAGTCTCAAATGCAACAACTGCAGGCACAACTTGCAGAAGCAAAGGGTCAGGCTGAGATACAGAAGCTACAAGCTCAAACTCAGGAGATTGCAGCTAAGATTGAACAGAATCGTCTCAATCTTGAGTTGGAGCAGATGGCTCTTAGTCAGAAGAAAGATGTTGATATGTCCAAACTTGATTTGGATAAGAAGAGAATTGAATTGGAAGCAAAGCAGCTTGAGGTATATGCAAGGCAAAATGCTGTCAAGTCTGCAGAAATTAAGAATAAATAAAGTGTCAAAGACATGGAAATAGTTCAATCAGACGACTTAGCTCAAGGAGCAGATGTGTTGTCATCGATTCCGACGATTACATCGGAAGAAGAATTAAAGAATCTACTTGGTGACCAAAAAGCTGAAGCAAAACCAGCCCCAGTTCAACAAGAAGAAAAGAAACCTGCAAATCCCAATGCTATCGGAGAGGCTGTTGATTCAGAAGCTGACGATAAGCAAGAAGACGAGGCCAATCAAGAAGAGGCTCCGGTCGAATATCCGACTTTACTCCATTACTTGGATGAGAAGTTTGAATTTGGCTTGAATCTTGAAGGTGTAAATGAGCTGACAAAGGAACAAGAGGCAGAAGCACTTGAAGGAATCATTGAAAGAATGACCGAAGGTGTAAATGCCAAACTTTCCGAGTATCAGCAATTTGAAGCCTACTTACAGGACCCTGAAATACAGGAAGTTCTGCGGGCCAAGCAGGAGGGTAAGTCCCTGAAAGACCTTTACAATGGGTTTGCGTCATCTCCGGAAGGAATGGATGACAATGACCTGGCAGTATCGGACTTTAAGAAGCGTTTCCCCAAATCACCTGAGCAAGCTATTCAGGCGATGGTGGATTCGCTGAAACAGAACGGACAGTTTGAACCTTTTGTCAAATCGCTTCGTGAGCAGTTAGCTGAAGAGCAAAGTCTTGAACAGCAACAGAAAGCTGAAGCAGCGAAAAGAGAAGAGGAACAACAGGCCGCTCGTTATCAGGAGGAAGTTCAGCGTTATCAGAACTATCTTTCAGGTATTAACCAAGTGTATGGTGTACCGCTAAATCGGGAGATGAAAGAAGCCGTCTTCCAAATCACGACTGTCAGAGACAAAGACGGGATGACTGCACTGGACTATGCGTTACAAAGTGACGAAGGTACAGTACTTGCAGCACTCGGAGTTGCTTTTATGAAAGACATGATTCAAAACAGTGCTTCAATTCAAAAGAACCGTGCAAGAAGCCGGGTTATGGACAAAATCTTTGACAATCCTGAAAAGCTACAAAGTAGCGGAGGAAGGGTTACTGCTGATGACCCCTATGACCCAAGCGTTCTGAATCGTTTCTAAACTTTAATTTTAAAACTCTTAAATAAAATGAGAATCGTATCGAGAATTGCTAACAATTTGCTGCATAGCCGTAACACCGCCACCATGCGTGAGCTGGAGAAGCTTTTTGCAGTAGCTCCTAATCTGGCGGCAAAGACTATCCGTCTTTTCCCTCAGCATTCTATTTCCTTCCTTACCGAAGGTCTTGGTGAAATTTATGACATCAAAGCTCAATCTGACAGCTTTGTTGGCGTAAACGACAAACAGTACAAGTGGAAGATTCGTGGACATCAGGTTCCTCGCATTAAGTTTGCA